AATTTATTCAACTTGGAGAAATAAAAATGGCAAGTTTTGCGCAGATGGAAAAAGAAAAAATTCTTAAGCGAGCCGATGCAAGCAAGGTGATTCTGGATGAAATTTACATTGAGCCAGGATTCAATCTTGATGGCCGCAATGAAGGCAATGATGAAGATGATGAATCTCTTTATCAATACATCATGTCCGGTGGAATGCTGCCTAATTTGGAAGTCAGACCACGCGATGAGGGCGGTGTTTGGATTGTTGACGGACATCGCCGTTACACTCAGTTATGTAGGGCGGTCGCTGCTGGCGCTCCATTGCAGGACAAAAAAGACGGCTTAGTATGGATTTCTGTCGTTCAGTTTATTGGTAATGATGTGGCGAGAACCGCAAGACTATTGACCAGCGCTGAACGGAAGCCTTTGACAGCTTTGCAAATTGCCGAAGCATATGCGCGTTTATCGCGGTTTGGCCTATCTCCAGATGATATTGCAAGGGAAGTCAAAAAAACTCGTCAACATGTAGATCAGATGCTTATTCTAGCTCATGCAAATAGCGATGTGCATCAGGCAGTGAAGCAAAATCTTATCGCGCCGACCGAAGCAATCAACATGGTTAGAAGTCATGGTGAATCGGCTGGCGCTGAAATAAAGCGAGTTTCTGAAAAATCGGGCAGAAAAGTAACGGCAAAGTCTATTAAGCCATGGTCGCCACCAAAATCGGAATCTTGTGAGTTGATTTCAGCGCTGGATAACTTCATCAAAACATTACCAGAACAGGCGCGTATCCGTTTGGCTTCGCTGGAAAGCGCCGTAATCAGTGGAAATCTGCCGCCAGATCAAGAGGTAAATGTTCCCGCATCTTCCTTATTATCGTTGTTAAATCGGCATAATGAGATTGTCGAATTGCGCAATGCTTCCGAGCAAAAGGCGCGTGAAAAAGCGCTAAATGCTTCGTAAGCTAAATTGGAGATTTAATTATGGATGCTAATATGTGGTTAATTTACCTAATATCAGGAATCACAATATTGGCATTCGCGACAATGTGCTTCCTTCTTATTATTGTTGCAATAAGCAAGATTAATGACTTGGACGATGGTTTTGAGGATGAAAGGAAAGAACTATGAATAAGGGTAATTGTAAGCCGCATATTTGGTTTATTGCTGAAGAAAATGTTTGGTGCGTTGGATTATGTAAAGCATTCGCTTTCAAAGGAAAAACAATAAAAGAAGCATGGAATGCTGGAATTAAATGGCTTTATGGAGGTAATCATGAATGTATCTAAAGGCGACTTAGCCATTATTGCTGGCGCACCTATTCATAATGGATTAATAGTCGAAGTACTTGATTATTTTGGAAATGACAATGGCTATACTTGCTGCTGGAATATAAAATTTAAACCAACAAAAGATTATCTTAGTAATAAACTTATTACAACATGTACTTGTCCTGATGAATTTTTGCGTCGAATCTGCCCACCACAAGACCAATTAATCCCTGATCCAGTCGAAATTTCAACAGATGAGCCTGTTTGTGTATAATCAAAGCAACATAATCACAAGCTGGAATCAATCATGGGACGACCATCAAACCTCACTGAGAAGCAATGGAGCAATATAGGAGAGCGCTTACTTAAGGGTGAGAAGCTCTCCGCTCTTGCTCGGGAATACAAAACAAGCAAGTCCTCAATTTCAATACGATTTTCAAAACGTAACGAAACAATAAAAGCCACAGCCAGCTTAGTTCTTGAGGGGAAAAATGCTTTAAATAAATTAACTATTCCTGAACAAATCGCTGTTTCAAAACAAGTTGAGTTACTTCAATCGATACAAGACCATTTATTGAATGCGGCGAACTACGGCGCTTCGACTGCCCACAAGGCAAATATGTTTGCCAATATCAAGATGGAAGGACTGGATCCTTCATTACCGCTTACCGACCCAAAGAATCTTGAAATTGCTAGGGATGCAATGTCGCTCAGTCAAATAGCCAAAGAGGCATCAATCATAGGGCGTGAGTTCATGTCCGAAAAGAACCGCGTAAAAGATGATGGAAAGAAAGTTATTGAGCATCAAGACAGGCCAACCATCGCATGTCCAAGCTAATTCAATACATACCGTTTCATTCTGGGCAAAGAAACATTGCTGAAAATAGGTCTAAGCGCACTGTTATTCGTTGCGGAAGGCGATTTGGTAAAACCGTCATGCTTGAAGAAATGGGAAAAGCTTGGTCGGCGCACGATGCTAAGAGAGTCGGCTGGTTTTGTCCAAACTATAAATTACTCATTCCGAGTTACGCCAGAATATTGAAAACACTTAGACCTATCGTTTCTAGCGCCAGTAAAATCGATGGGATAATAGAGCTTGAAACTGGTGGCTGCGTTGAATTTTGGACTCTTAATGATCCAGATGCAGGTCGATCCAGAAATTATGATGAAGTAATTATCGATGAGGCCAGCTTAACGAAAGGATTGCGAGATATATGGGAGCAATCAATTGCTCCTACATTGCTAGATAGAAATGGCAATGCAACGATGGCAGGTACACCTAAAGGGATTGATGACGAAAATTTCTTTTACAATGCATGCACAACAAAAGAAAAAAGCGACAATTGGCCTGAGTTATGGAAAGAATTTCATGCTCCGACATCGGCGAATCCAACATTGCACCAAGAGGCTGTTTCAACTCTAAAAGAAAGATATCCGGCAAAAGTATATCAGCAAGAATATTTGGCTGATTTTGTAAATTGGAGTGGTGATGCATTTTTCTCATCTGACAATCTTACTGTAAATAATAAAGGTGTTGAATACCCTATAGGATGTGATTACGTTTTTGCTGTTGTAGATAGCGCCATGAAAGATGGCCAAGACCATGATGGAACAGCAGTTATCTATTGTGCAGTTTCAAAACATTTTGGTCATCCTTTGATTATTTTGGATTGGGATATAGTGCAAATTAAATCCGATTTATTGGTTAATTGGATTCCTGGAGTAATAGCTAATCTGGAAAAATTTGCCGCTCTTACTCGCGCTCGCATGGGATCGGCTGGAGTGTGGATAGAGGATAAGGCCAGCGGAATAACATTAAATCAAACAGCTATGCGTATGGGATGGAATGCTCAACCTATACAGGGAGATATAACCGCCATTGGCAAAGATGGTCGCGCAATATCAGCATCCGGGGCGGTTTTCCGTGGTGAAGTAAAGTTATCGGCATATGCTTATGACAAAATGAAGGAATATAAAGGGCAAACTAGGAATCATTTATTGAGTCAAGTTTGTGGATATAGAATAGGCGACAAAGAAGCATCGAAAAGAATGGATGATTTAGCTGATTGTTTTTGCTATGCTGTTATCATATCGTTAGGTGGGGCTGAAGGATTCTAAAAAGGTAATCATGCATATTAATTCTGAAAATAAATTTTATGTTTATATTCATCGTAAAGCCGATGACGATTCAATTTTTTATATTGGAAAAGGTCAAGGAAAACGCGCATATCACCAAAATTCGTATCATCGTTCAAAATTATGGCATCAAACTGTTTTCTCGCATGGCTTAAAAGTAGAGATCATAGAATCATTTCATAGTGAAAAAGACGCATTGTCATTTGAAAGATATTTGATCGCATCATATAGGTTGCTGAATCAGCCTTTGATTAATAAAACCAATGGCGGCCAAGGATTGAGTGGATATGAAGCTCCAGAATCTGTCAGATTAAAACACAGATCGGATGCGCTTAAATCATGGATGAATCCAGAATTTAGGAATAAAAACACAAATACAGCCATTAAATTAGGGGAAAAGAATTGGAAATCGCAAGAATATAGACAAAAGACCGTAGCTGGAATGCGTAAATTACATGCTGATCCAGTTTTTAAGAAAAAACATGCTGAAAAATTAGCTATGATGTCTAAATTAAATAGCAAATCATTCAAAAATATAGAAACCGGCATGATTTTTAAAAATAGGCCGGAAGCCATTTTGTGGCTCAAGTCATTAGGTTTTAATACTGCCAACCAAGTTTCAATTGGGTATGCTCTGAATGGTAAATATCCAACCGCTTATACTTATCATTGGGAATATGTTTAATGGCATCCATAGAAATTAATAGCTCATCATTAGGCAATACATTGCAAGCTCTTTTAATGTCTGAAGAGATTATTCCTGGATCGGAGCCTAGTTACGAATTGTGCAAACAGTTGTATCTTTACCATCCATTAGCAAAGAAGATGGCTGAAAAACCAATCGATATCGCCATGTCGCAGGAGCGTGATATATCAATACCGAATTCGCCAGAGCAAATGATTAAAGAAGCATTTTTGCGCGAATGGGAAGCGCTTGGATGCGACAAGCATATATTCAACGTCATGCGGCTATCCAGAATCTATGGCATCGCATCGGTAATCTACGGCGCTGTCGGTGTGCCGACTGACAAGCCAATCGACCCTAAAATGCTGGCTAATATTGAATTGTATTTCAATATTCTTGACCCGCTCAATACCGCTGGCAGTTTGGTCTTGAATCAAAACCCGAATGCGCCTGATTTTCAGAAGCATTCTGGAATATCAGTATCTGGACAAGCCTATCATCGCTCGCGCTCATGCACGATAATGAATGAAGAGCCGATTTATATCAGCTTTACGACTTCGGCCTATGGATTCGTTGGACGATCCGTCTATCAGCGCGCCCTATATCCAATGAAATCATTTATTCAGTCAATGATTACTGACGAAATGGTCACGCGTAAGGCTGGCATTATCATCGCCAAGACGCGGCAAGCTGGATCGATAGTTGACGCTATCATGGTTAAAACAATGGCTCTGAAGCGCGAATTAATCAAGCAAGCGGCAACGTGGAACATTATCAGTGTTGACAGGGATGATTCAATCGAAGCGATTAATCTAACAAATACTGATACAGCTATGACAACGGCGCGGAAAAACATTCTTGAGAATATCGCCAGCGCTGCGTCGATGCCAGCAAAGATGCTCAACAATGAAACCTTTGCAGAAGGCTTTGGCGAAGGTACAGAAGATGCGAAATCAACCGCTGAGTATGTGAATGGCATACGCCAGGACATGCGGCCATTATATGAATTCTTTGATAAGATAGTGCGGTATCGCGCATGGAACCCTGAATTCTATAAAACTGTGCAAGCTGAATTTCCAGAAATGCGTAAAGTTCCTTACACAAAAGCGTTTTTTGATTGGTCGAATAGTTTTGTTGCTAAGTGGCCTAGCCTATTGATCGAGCCTGAGTCAGAATTGGTGAAAGTCGAAGATGTTAAATTAAAAGCAATTATTGCGATGATTGAGGTTATGTTGCCGAATCTTGATCCTGATAATAAAGCAGCGATGATTGAATGGGCGGCAAACAATTTCAATGAGCAGAAAATGTTATTCAAACAGCCATTGCTTTTGGATTATGAAGCGCTCGCAAGCTATACACCACCAGCTCCGCCCGAAGAAGAAAAAGCGCCTAAACCATTTGGAGCAGAAGCATGAAATCATATGATCCAGCATTAACCTATCCAAATTCAGATGGATCAGGCGCTTTATCTAAGCAAGTTCTTGAAATGACATTGGATCAATATTCTGATATGCATGATAAACGATCGGATTTGAATTTCAATAAAACGCGAAAATTGGTACCATTTACGATGAATGAATTGCGAATCATATTAAATGAGCATCCTGAATTTTTCCCTGATGTTGCGGCGGTATCTGATGACGTTCTTTGAGATTATCACAGCAGCAATCGCAGACATTGAGAAATATGGTTACGATTCTCAGGCGCGATTAGATGGCTGGCTGCATCAGATTGTCGAAGCAGCCAAAGCAACTATGACAACGCAATCTATTTTAGAAAATGAATTGCGCCGCGCTTTAACGTCCACCTATGAGCGAACAATCAAGGGAGAAAAGCTATTAAAAGTTCATCCTGGTATCTCTCGCTTTAAACTGGAAATGGTCAAGCCCAAGCTTCACGCTGAATTGCAGCGTAGGTTATTGTCATCCTCTCAGCTAATTAGATTGAACCGCGAGGACATGCTAACGCGAACTAAGCAGCGGTTTTCAGGGTGGGCAACATCAATACCTGTCGGCGGGTCAAAAGTGACAGACACGAACGAAGTAAAAGAAAATGTCAGTAAAGCATTAAAATCATTGCCTTTTAATGAGCGTCGCGTCATGATTGATCAAACGCATAAATTCGTTTCGGATTTGAATAATATTGTGGCTATTGAAGGTGGAGCGATTGGCGCTAAATGGTGCTCTCATTATCGCCAGCCTGGCTATAATTTCCGTCCAGATCATGCAATAAGAAATGATAAAATCTATGCAATTCGCGGCAGTTGGGCAATCTCACAAGGGTTGATCAATAAAGGCGCGGGATATACTGATGACATGACAATGCCAGGCGAAGAAGTCTATTGTCGTTGTCAATATGTCTATATTTATGCATTGCGCAATTTACCGGATGACATGCTCACGCAAAAAGGTCGCGAAGCATTAGAAATAGCGAAACAGGTAATTAAAAAAGCACAAGGAATGGTTCATGCCTAGCGTGTCAGAAAAGCAACATAAAGCAATGGAAGCTGCGGCTCACGGAAATTCTACGCTTGGAATTCCTAAAAGCGTAGGGCAGGAGTTCGTCAATGCTGATGATGCAGATGATACTGATACAGAAATTACTTCCGCTGGCATAGCGTTTATCGCTGGCGATAAGATATTACTGACGCGGCGCGGAAATAGCGGCGATCATGCTGGAGAATGGGCATTTCCGGGCGGTCACATAGAAGAAGGTGAAACAGCCGACCAAGCAGCCATACGCGAGTGCGAAGAAGAAATTGGGCATACTGCACTCGGTTTGATGCAAATTGTTTTCCATCGCAAAAAATTCGCTACTTACTTTTCAAAAGAAACTGAATTTGTTCCAATCCTGAATCATGAGAGTTCAGGCTTTGTTTGGACGACAATCGATGACTTGCCAGAACCATTGCATCCACAAGTTGAAAAGCTATTGAAGTCTGAAAAATTCCTGGAGCTGATCAAAGTTCCATTGAATGAATTAGACGTTGCTCGAAAAATAGTTGATGGCAGTTTGCCATCCCCTCAAAAATTCGGTAATGTATGGTTATTTAATATCAGAATAACTGGCACTGGCGTAACATATCGTTCAAAAGATGATGAATTTGCGTTCAGATCGCCAGATATTTACATGAATAATGAGTTTCTTGCGCGTTGCAATGGATTGCAGGTAATATATCACCATCCAGTAAAAGGCACTTTAAACTCAAAAGAATTCAAAGATCGCAGTATCGGCGCTATATTTCTGCCCTATTTAAAGCAAAAAGAAGAGGAAGTCTGGGGCATTGCAAAAATATATGATGATGATGCCGCATATGATATGATTAAATATAATCTTTCTACTTCCCCAACTGTTGTGGGTGTTGGAAGCAGGAAAATCGAAGCGGAAGATGGCACCGAAGTATTAATTGAAGGTAGTCCACGTTTATTGGATCACGTAGCAATATGTAATCTCGGGGTGTGGGATAAAGGCGGCGACCCGTCGGGCGTTGTTTCTGATAGTGTAACTTTAGGAGTAGATAGCATGACTGAAGAAGAATTGAAAGCAAAAGCCGACGCGGAAGAAAAAGCCAAAGCAGATGCAGAGGAAAAAGCAAAATCCGATACTGACCTGTCAAAGAAAATTGACGCTATGATGGGGAAAATGGATTCAATTTCAACCCGCATGGATGCGATGGAATCCGGCAAACCAAAAGAAGTCGTTGCTGATAAAAAATCTGATTCTGAAAAAGAAGAAGAAGCAGCGAAAAAAGCGGCAAAAGCAGATTCTGAAGCCAAAGCCAAGGCTGACTCCGAAGAAGTGAAAAAACGTATTGATGCCGTGGAAGCAGCTATGCCTAAAGAAATTTCTGATGCAGACTTCGAAGCAATGGCTGATGCTCAGTCTAAAGCTGATTCGGTCGCAAGTTTATTCGGTGAATCTGCTTCACGCCCTCAATTGGGCGAATCTGTTCTAGGTTATCGCAAGCGCCAGGCTGCAAAATTCAAGCAGCACAGTCCTGCCTACAAAGAAATCGACATTGCTGCCATTAATGACA